TGCCTGAAAAGTAAGTGGAAAAGTATCAAAGTCAGGTAAGCTTGTAAGTGTGTTAAAACCTTTTGTCCAGTTATCAGAATCTAAATTAACTGTAGCAATTGGAGTCCATACATCTAAAGCAACATCTTCAAAAGAACTAGAACGTCTTGTTTTATAGTATGACTGAGTTGCATATTCTGTTCCTAGCTGTAAAACATCTGCACCAACAGGAGTATCAGAAAAAGCTCCTTGCCTTGGAAGAATAAAGTGCTGCTCTCTTGTTGTTTCTACAGGGTTATTGTGACCGTCTAAAGTTCCATTAAAAGAAGAAAGAGTTTTATCTATATTTTTATTTAGATTTTCTGGCTTCATTTGCTGGTAATCTGCCAGCGGTATTTGTGTAAATGTCTTTGGCATTATTTCTCCGTTACCAAGGTTGTCCGCTATTTGATCTAGGCTTCTGATTGAGAGGTAGCTGGTCGTTAGAATCAAATGTTACGTTAAAAGATAATATGTGCATTGAGTTTGTAGATTTTAAACGGAACCTAAAGTTATCAACAAGTGCCGTAGATACATCCCATCTTATTCTTATTATTCTTCCATCTTTTAAGGCTGATGTACCAATTGTGAATGGTACTTTTGTTATTGCAGCATTTGCAGGACCAGCAACAGGATCTTCTGATTTTGTAAATACTAGTTCAGATTTTGAAGGTTTTTGTGATGGAGCAGCATTCCAAGTTGAATCGTAATCTTGGCCCCAATCAAATCCTATGTCATAGTCTCCGAAAGATATCATTTCTACATCTACAGAAAATACTCTATGTTTTATACTATTATCTCCAAAGTCTATCCAACCACTTTCCCAGATGTTTTGCTGCAAGAAATTTTTAGCAGCAGTATATGTCCATACATTTTGATTACTTACTGTTGCTGTTAGGTTATATCCCCAATAAGGAGCACCAGACCAAACATGAAGTCCTACAAGATTTCCTGTAGCGGAAGCTGTTGTAGGGTCACATGGTAAGCCTAAAGCTGTTCTCCATCTTGGTTGAGTACCTATCAAAATATTTCCATCAGGATCTGTGGCTAGTGCTGTAAAATAAAATCTAAAATTTCTTATTTTTGCATCAGCATGTCTTAATGACCATGTTGCATCATCTGTATGTATTACAGCTCCTCTTGATGGAATTACTGAACCTGGAGCTGGATAATGACACCAGTATTCTTTTTCTTTTGGAGAGTATGTTGCAGTACTTTTTTGTATTGCTACTGTTGATACTAGCTCCATTTCTTTAGATATAGCTTGGCTAATTTTTGTAACAGAAATTTGAGATCCACCATCAAGACCTCCATTTATAGAATAAAATCCATCTTCTGTCAAAAACACAACGCCAATTTCAGGAACAAGTTTTATTGTATTTGTAGCTTTTGTTCCTATTGATGGTGACACCTGTGATATTGAAAATTGCCCATTATTAAAACGAACTACTTCGATTGAAGTTTCGCGGAAGATGAGCAGGTTATTATAGTAGGCAAAAACGCCTGTTATTGATCCGCCTTTCTCGCTTCCTACATCAAAGTAGTCAAAAACACCAAATTGTTCTGGTAGACCTTGCGCAGAATATATTATTTTTGTTGGATGTGTTAAACCACCAGCAAGCCAAATTCTGCCGTTCCAAGCTGCTCCATATAGGTAAGAAGAATCTATAACAGAAGATTCTGTAAAGTTGGCTTGATTAACTAGAATGTTGTCTGATGTAATATCTATATATTCTGTCGTGCTATTATCGTTAATTTGCTTTACTAAGTAGTAAAGACCTTCTCCTGCATTTGATAAATCTGCTAGTCTTTGATTTTTTGTTCTGTAAATTCTTCTAGCAACACAGCCTTCTGGTCCTTGTGGTAATTCGTTAATAAAAATACCAAATCTTCTTTCGGCAGCAGCGGCATCTGGAATTGTCCAGTTAACAAATACAGGTGCAGATATTGGTGACTCTGAGCCAGAATCCATTATAAAAGACATTCTGTAAGCATAGACAGATGTATCTCCTTGTCCTCTATCGCCTAGACCAAGCGGAGTATTTACGAATTCTGGTGCTGCAGTACCAGATACAAGATCACCACCATCAAGATATTCTGCATCTATTGGTAGTAACTCTAGTGGTGGTGTAGGTAGTAAGAAAGAAAAATCTCTTAGTTTTGTATCGCCATAAAACCAAATTGGTTTATCTACACCGTTTATAATTAAGAGCCTATTTCCATATGGAATATACTGAGTACCAACTTCATTTAATTTTGGTATATGTCTTCCAGTATCCAATATGATAACATTTCTTCTCCAGTTTGCAGGAAGAGTAGATCCTTTGGCACCCCAAATATAATAAAGTATTCCGCCTTGCTCTACCAGTATATATACTTGGTTATTGCTTTGTTTTTTCCAAACATATAGTGAATCTACTTTGCCTCCAAGCAATGTATCAATTATATTGTTTGTTATTTCTGGACCTGCTTGAAAAGAAGGGCTAGGATCCCACCAAGGCTCAATTCCACGGTCGCAAATCCAACCGCTTTGTTGGTGTTTTCTAAAGTTAAAAATATCTTCTGCTGTGCCAAGAGGAGCCTTTAGGTTTTGGTCAACTCCAGCAGCTTTATTAAATTTTACTTGTAATGCTTTTACAGCCATTAGCTTAACCTTTTAAGAGATGATGGATCGTACCAGCTTCTATCCCAACCACCAAGTACAAATTGACCTCTTACAATCATTGAGTCTATGTGAGATACATATCTTTTTTCTAGACCTTTTATTTCTTTATCAAATCTTGCTCGATAGATTGAAGCCTGACCAGTATTTCCTAATTTATCATAAAGTGTTTCCAAGACTTTGTAAGCAATTAACTGGTGAAATTCATTTGGCATTTCTGGAGAATCTGTTTGTAAACCAAGTGCTTTTGGTTTGTAATAGTATCTTGCTACAGCTTCTCTTAAGTATTGAAGATTTACTTTAGAAAAATCTTCTGTTGCAGCAGCAGAAAGAATTCTAGAATCCCAAGCATCTACGCGAGGATATGGTCTTATCTGAAGATGCTGACCATCGTATTCTATATATCTAGCATTTCCAGCATCAATAGTATTAAAGAATGAAATTGTTACTGATGCTGCGGTATCTGCGGCAACGATTGGAGATAAATATGTAGAGACGTTTCTTGTTGGACCACCTGAGTTAAAAGTCTTCCAAACAGGAAGTCCTAGTCTTTCACCGGTTGTTCTATCAAAGTTTGCATTCCAATATATTATTTTTCTGTAACCTTCCCATTGTGTTGGTGATGTATCTTTTGTCTGGAAAGCATCTGCAAAAATTGCTTGATTATCCCACGAAAGAAAGTTTACAGTTAAAGAATGATGCGTTCCTTGTCCGCCTGTAAATTGAATTTTTTCTGGTTTAGAAAGAGGGCCAACAACACCATCCTTTAAGAAAGCCCAGCAAACTTCTAGATAAGTATTTTTTGGAAAGCCAGTGTTGCCTTCTATATCTACTTGTGCTAAGCCTATTTTTTCTGCACCAGGAATATTCTTTGCTTCTGACCAAATATATGCTTCTGCATAAGTAGCAGCATAATCCATTCTAAGATCTAGCTCTTCATCTCTTCTTGGCATTAATCCAATTATTTTTCCGTAAGGAGGAAATCTGCCAGTTCCACCAGAAGAGTTAGGAACATCTCTGTGGGAAAGAGAAAGTAATTCTATGCAATCTTCTGGCAATTTATACCATCTATGTTTTATTCTCCAAGATAAATCATCTATATTGGAGTCGCCAAGAAATTGCTGTTCTAGCAACAATGAACTTGGTGAAAGAATTTTTGAAATTGTATATTCGTAAGACTGTATTTCTATTGGCTGACCTTCCCAAATTTCTGGTATTAGTCTGTCCATTGAAGCAGAAAAAGTGATTTGCCTGCTCCCTTTTGTTACAGATACGTTTACATCTAGCCCACCTGGATTTTCTCTTGATGGAATCATATCTGGATGAAAACGAAAATAATATTCTTTAAAGCCGTAAACCCAGCGCCTCATTGTCCAAATAGAATAATAAGCATCATTGATTAGCTCATCTAACTGGTCATTGTATGCAGCAAGTTGAGGCGAATAATCGCTGATGTTTTTTATTTTTTCTTTAATCGCTTGAAGATTCGCCATCTATATTCTCCATTTCGTAGATAATTTCATCTAAGTGTTCTATGTCTTCTTTAATAAAGTATCCAGACCATTTATTAATTTCGTCAAATAATGGCTCTTCGCCTATATACTTATACATTAAATAATTAACAAAATCTTCGTCTTCTTTAGACCCTTTATTTTTTAGTTTTAACAGCAAACCAAAATAGGTGTAATTCATGAAACACCTCTTCTACATATAGTGAATCTGTCAACCAAAAAACTAAGGCCCGGCAGAGCCGAGCCTCAGAATCTTTAGATTTTTATTTTAGATTAGAACTGCTTGTATACCCAGACCTGTGCTTTATCTGCAGAAGGAATAGAGAGTGTAACGCCACAAGCTGGAGCAAGAGCACCGGCCTTCTGAAGCTGAGCCTTTCCTGCTACTGCGGTTGCAGTGTTGTCTAAAACAAGAGGTGCTCCTGCAGCAGTAACGTTTGTTGAGTCTACTGCAGCTACTGCAGCAAAGCCAGCAACAATTACATTGATTTTGCTGTCTGCGGTTAGTGAACCATCTGATTCTGCGGATCCAAGAACAACACCAACAACAAGTGGGTTTCCAGTTGCGGTAGCAACGGTGCCTGGAATTACTGTTAGTACTTTTAGTTCATTAGATTTGCCTGTATCAAACTGAACCCAATCACCAACAGCAACGGTTGCGCCAGCAATAAAGGTTTCTACCTGTCTCCTGTTAGATACATCTGGTGTAGAAACAGCGGTATAAGAACCAGGAACAGTCTTTGAAGATTCAAAAGCAGTTCCATCTAGTTTCTGAATTAAGGTTGAAGTAGCCATGTTTAATTCTCCTTTTTTTTAATTGTTTATTTAAGATTACTGTAGGTTGACGCCGACTGCCTGACCGCCGAGGAAATCTGCGACGAGCTGGCACTTGACATAGAGTTGAGCAGATCTTGCAGTTGTACCTGAAATGTGCTCGAAAGGAGAAACAGAGAAGTCGCCTTCGCTGTGGAATACAAGCTTGATACCATCGTAGTTTAGCATGTATGCATCGAGGGTTTCTCCACCAACGCCTGTTCCGAAGCCCATTTCTGGATCTGATTCAGCGATAGCTCCGTTGAAAGCTAGGCCCATTCTTCCGCCGTCAAGAGTCTTGGTGTCGATAAATCTCTGGATATCAAAAAGTTCTTTTCTGTATCTTGCTAGAGCAGCCTGTGACATTATGAGGTGATCAACATCGCCCATTGGTGATACTGCGTTAGCAGCAATGTACATGTTGTAGAGGTTGGTCATAAAGTCAGGAACTAAAGCACCGTTTGAGAACTGGTTTAGCCAACCTGCAACTGGGAAAGTTACTTTGGATATACCACCAACTACGTTCTGCTGTGTACCTGCTACTGCTGCTCTTGGCTCAAGGAATCCGTTACCACCAAGTGTTGAACCGTTTAGAGTATTGAGTGAGCTTAGAACAGCAGAGTTTCCTCTTAGAATCTGCTTGTTGGTTTCTCTTCTCAACATACCCATAACAGACTTCATTCTTGCTTCTAGAATCTTGACAATAGCGTATTCTCCGCTATTCTCGAGTTCCTCCTTGCGAGTTATGACTATGGGACTTACGTAGTCTGCCCAATCATAAACTGCTGGCCTTAGAACGTCATTTACAGCGAGATTGACAGGCTCGTAACCAGTAGCGAGCTGAGTGATGGTTGAGTGTTCCTGGATGCTTAGTGGTCTCTGGATTTTGATGCCGCCTTTCTCGACTTCGACACCGCCAGCTTTCTTAACACCATCAAGGAATGCTACTTTCTTGTAGAGTTCGTCAACTTCTCCGTCTCTGATTGAGTACAGGGTTGAGCTTAATAGATCATTTGAAATTGCCATGATAAATTCTCCTAATTAATTATTTTTTGTTAAATTGTTAAACACAAACTGAATTTTGA